TTGTTCTGTAGTTTGATATGTAGCCTTTCTAAGTATACATATTTCATTTATATTTCTAAAACATCCAGCACTATCTATAAACTCACCTAAATACTCTTGTCTAAATACTTCATCAGGTAAAATCTCTTCTTGTTCTTTAATAAACTTTAAGTTGGCGAATGGGTTATTATGATATGTTAATTTAAATGATTTATATTCCTTCAACATATTTAAACCCTTGTGATAAAGTCTAGCGAAGAAGTTATTACCTTTTGGTGTTGAACAGAATAAGACTTTCTTACCACGAACTGTTAATGTTGGTGCTAAGATTGTGTTCCAAGTTTCTTCTTTAATGAAAGCACACTCATCCAATATAAGATGTGTGTTAGAATAACCTCTTAATGTATTATCTGATAAGGCTGAACGAAAAAGTATGGTGCTATCATTCTTAAATATGATTTCACTATCACCTGATTGAATTTTATATGACTTAATAAAGAACATCATAGGTTCTAACATCAATAAAATCTGTTTATATACTTTCTTTACTTGTGAATCTGTTGGACTCACCACCATTACACATTGTCCTGGTGTTTCAAGAGCCCATTTAAGTGCTGCTATGGTGCATATTACTGTCTTACCTACTTGTCGTGAGCCATTTATTGTTATATATGTTGTCTCTTTATCAAAGCATACTTTGAGTGCTTCTAATTGTGCTTTATAGGGTTTGGGTAATTGTATTGTCATTAGTCCTTTTCGTTTTCATCATCATCTTCTAGTGCTTCTAGTCCTGGTATATTAAGAACTATCATTGATTTACCACCAGATGTTATATCTATGCTATCACTATATCCACGTTTTCTTGCTTTATACTTCATATAGAAAAGTATGGAACGTTCTGAGCCTTCTTTAATCTTTTTAAGTAGTTGGTTCTCAGCAAAGTCAAGTGTGATTTCATTTATATCATCTACTGCTGCTTTGAAGACCTCATCCTCTCTATAATAAGTATAGAAGGTATTTCTACTTATACCCACTTCTTTACAAGCAGGTGTTACTATACCGAGACTTCTTTCAAGTGCTTCTAATAGTTTCTTCTTATGTTGTGCTGTGTTGTGTTTCATTTAGTGTTTTAAATTTTAAATATTGTTTTTCTATACAAGATGATAGTTCAATATATGATTTATTCTCTTCTGGAAATGTATGTATAGCAAAGTGTGACTCACTTAAAAGCCATAGTGCTGTATATCCAAACGGTTCAAAGTGGTACTCTACAAAAGACAGAACACCAAATCCACTTTCTTTTAATATACTATTATATTTATTTCGTAGTATGAATGGGTCTACCTCATCCACCCATTGTTGGTGGTTAAACATTTGTGCTATCATCATCTATATCTATATTTTTATAATCAAATGATTTAAAGTTCTGTTTTATATCTTTTGGGTTGCCTTTATGAAAGACAAAGACTTTTCTGTATATACTTTCTATATTTGGTTTATTATCATCATCTGGTTTATAAAAGACTAGTACGTTTTGATGTACCTTTGGAACTTTTCTAGATTTCATAGTTGAGTTTGCTCTCATAGCATTTAATCCAACTGGCTCAACTAGTATAAGTTCATTATACAAAGGCATACCATTCTTATTGAATATAAACTTTATATCTTCGTGAAAGTTATAGTAGTATCCATCTTTATCTCGAAGGTCGCCAACTATAATGACTGCAAATCTATTATCCTTTAAACATTTTATACTATCTGTAAAAGCATTATCTAGTATTTTTATAAAGTCCTCATATGTCTCTTGGTTAGAAGCATCGTTTTCTAGTTTAGAATACTCTTCTAGGTCGTAGTAAGGTGGGCAACTGAAAATTAAATCTTGTGAGTTCTCTTTCACATATTTAAGAACATTCTGACCATCATCACAGTGGTATATAGCTTTATCACTTGTTCTTTCGTTGTTAAGTTGTGCTTGTTCAGGTCTTATCTCTATACCAGTAAAGTTATGTCCTAGGAATGAAGAAACATATCCAAAAACGGTATCACCAGCAAACGGGTCAATTATATTTGCGTTCTCTGTTGCGAACCATCCACATATAACTTCTGATATGACTGGGTCTAGTAAAGAAACACCACCATTCATATTAGAGTATATACTCGTGTTATATTCTTTTTTAGAACCACTTAGCTTATTCTCTCTACTCTCACCATTATCATTTATCAAAGCCTTCCAATCTTTTTTACGAGCCTGCCAGTCACCTTGTCTGGTATCAAGTACGGTAAATGGTGGTACGATAAATCTATCAGCTAGTCTTGTTTTTATCTCATCCTCAAATTGATGTTTTGGTTTTGGTATATCTAATCCCCAGTCTAATAAAACTTCCTTCGTATTATCCTCTAAAAGCATCTCAAAGTCCCACTCACCATATCCAACATTATCTTTTACAATGAATTCTTTCTTCTTATCTTCCGTTAAGTCATTAAACTTTATAATGTAGACTTCTTTTAAACCTGCACTTATACAAGCTCTCAATCTCATATTACCACCTAAAACAACCATATCATTATCCACAACAATTGGTCTTGCTTCAAGCATCTCCGGAAACTCCTTTATACTCTTTACTAATTTCTTAAACTTATCATCCTTAATCGTTCTAGGGTTACTAGGATTTGGTATTAACTTTTCTATTTTTATTAGTTCTATTGTCATATTTGTAAGTTATTTTTTTTTCTTTTTTATAGTTTCAACTACTGGTTGTACACCTTGTGATATACTATTAATCAGTTCAGTATTCTCTTGGTATAATTTAATGATTGAATCTTTTGCTGTTCTCATACCACTACCACAACTTGCGCAACCAGATTGGTTTGGATTATAATAATCTCTTACTATTTGTACCATACGATTTGCTTGTTCTTGTGTAAATGAATACATTGGTTGTGTTGCTATAATGAATATAGCTTCTGATTGGTCTAATTCTGTTACTGATTTCATATTTGGTTTATTTGTTTTATAGAGTAAAGGCATTATAAGTATATTATTTTATTATATGTTTATCTTCAATTGATTCATAAGTCTTGTATAGACGTAGGCTATAATAGAGAAGCCAACTGCTAAATAAAATGATTGTGTCATTATTAATGTAATCCAAAATGATAGACATTTAAAGCATTCTAAGTAGGTTCTGGTGAACTTTAACTTAATAGGCATATACTTATATAACATTGTTATTAAAGTTTGTAAGGGTTCAAATTCTGATATGAACCAAGCAAGTAGTAGTGAATTAATCATATTTTATTTTATCTTTATCTTTTATAAGTAAGAATTTAATATTATTTACATATAAATATACTGATGATGTTGCTATATTATATTTAGCACTTATCTTTCTATAACTCATCTTATTATAGAAACTCTCTTTGAATATTGTTATATCTCTTTTTAGATATGGGTCTTTTCTTTCTAAGTATTCTAATTGTTTTTCAATGTAATCTATTCTTATATCTCTTATTACTTTATTATCAATATCAATATCTGATTGGTCTTGACTATCGTTTGTATTAACATCATATTCCATTGGTTGATTCATTCTGAACTTTCTATGCCAAGGACTTGATGAGGATTTAATCTGATTGTTTATTATTCCAATATAAATATACTTTAGACATTTATCATCATAATATTTAATCAGCTTTGTCTCATTCATTTCTAATAATATTAACCATAACTCTTGTCTGAATTCATTACGTTCTGATTTATTACTTAGATATGTAACTAATACATTATCATAGAATTTATCGTTTAATATATGCTTAATCACATCATCTTTTGTAGTCATTAATACGTAAATTGTTTATATAACCAAACAAATGGTTTAGAGCAATAAGATATTACCTTACTAATATATGTTATTACTTTAATAATTATAATAGATACCATTAATAAGGCTAATAGGTTAATAAGTAATAATAGAACTATTGTTGATAAGATGATTCCCATATCATATAGTGATACTAGTTTCTGAGCTATAATGGTTTGCATATCGTTTGTTATATTATTGTGCATAAGTATCGTAATAATTTTTAAGATTAGCAGCTATTTCATATTCTTCTAGCTGTACTGCTACTTCTTGTAGGTCATTAATCATATCATCATAATACTCTTCAATGAATAGGTCTAATGGTTGGTCGATTAATAATAGGTATTCATCAATATTCTCAATATGAATTGTGATGTTTGTATTAATCATAGCAAGTTTTGCTTTAGTTAATACTGAATCAGTAAATAATGATTTAAAGTTATTATTTATATTACACATTTCATCATAGATAGCTTTATGTACTCTATCACTTGTTGATATAAAATCTGGTATTACTTTAGTATATCTATTGAAGATATCATAAGTTAAACTATCCTTCTGTTTCATTGCTTAGTTCTTTTTTTATCTAAAGCTTCTCCAATAAGAAAGTCTAATAGTATTTGTAGGTTTTGCATTAGTATATAATCTTTATTAAGCATAGCATCAATCATTTGTCTATTAATATCTAATATCTCTTTTACTTCTTCTGTTTTCATATTGTTGATTAATTTTATAATGTATATATTAACTTTTAAAAGTCATTTTTATTCTTTATTAAAAGTCCAATGGATTTTTATATTGTTTTAATCCCTTATTTAAACAATCCTTATATAATGTCGTAGATGGTTTTTCAAACTTTGTTATGTTATATTGTTCT